TATTCTTCAATACCAGAACTAGTAAAAGGACATGGTTATTTAATAAAACCATCAGATTATATTTATAGTAGACCATATTGTATGAAAAGACCACTAATCTCTGTAGAAGGAATTGTAGAGGCTATGTTGGAGATTCATAATAATAAAGAGAAAAATATAGAACTAGGAAGAAAAGCTAGAGAGTTCGCAGAAAATTATACTTGGGAAAAAATATTACCTGAGTTTAAAACTTTGATACATGAAGTGAGCGAGTTGAGTGTAAATGATTAAAGAAGAAGTAGAAGCATATTTAGAAACAATTGATTGTAAAGCTGTGCTGGAAGTTTTTGATGTTGAGGAACTAGAACAAACATTCACCATAGCTCAGATTAAGAATGAAGAAGATTTTAAAGATACGGTTGTTTGTACAATATGCGTTAATTACAGTGAGATAGCTGAGTTGTCTTTGACACAAGGGATTGACTGGTCAGTTGTTTTAGAAGAACTGTTTAATTTATCTGTTCAGATTAATCCTAGCATTTTAAATTTTTCACCTAATACAAAGAGAGCTAGAGGTGGCAAAAGAAAAGCCACTTCACAAAGCTTTAAAAAAGAAAAGACTTTACCAGAGAAGAAAAAAATTGATGCTATACATAAAATTAATTTTGATTACGTGGCTAATAAACTCAAAGAAGAAGTGATAGGACACAATAGTGTGGTAGATGAACTTATGACTTCTTTGAAGTGTGCTTCTGTGGGGATAGCTGAACCAGAAAGACCTTTGGGTATGTATATGTTTGGAGGAACTTCTGGTTGTGGAAAAACTTTACTTACTAAGGAGTTTACAAAAGCTGTGTGGGGGAAAGAGTGGAAGAACCACTTCATTAAGTTGAATGGTTCTGAGTTCTCTAGTCGTCATGAAGTTAGTAAATTGATTGGTGCTCCTCCTGGTTATATAGGTCATGACGAGAAGAATAGCTTTGCAGACACTATAAGTGAAGTTGGAGAATGTGTAGTTTTATTTGATGAGATTGAAAAAGCTCATTTTGATATATTAAATATATTTTTACAAATAGCCGATGATGGTTGTTTCTTTGATAAGACTGGGGAAAAGATTGATTGCAGAAAAGTAATTTTCTTTTTCACTACTAACATTGGTAACAGGAATCCGAATAAAGTTAAAGTAGGATTTATTGAACAAGAAAATTCTGTTGGTGAAGATATGGAAGAATCCATTAAACGTACTTTATCACCAGAGTTTTTCAATAGAATTGATAAGTTGTTCGTTTTTGATATTTTATCAGAGTTAGATTTTAAATTAATTATTAATTTATATCTTAAACAATTGAACACACGTTTATCAAATTCTGGGATAAAGATTAAAATATCTAAAAAGGCGAAGGAATTTATAGTTAAAGATTCTTATTCACGGGAGTATGGAGCTAGAGAACTTAAACGTAGGTTTGGCAAAATAATAGAAAATAGAGTTGCTGAAGAAATTGTTGCACATGGAAATGATAGCAGAACGTTTAAGTTTGATATTAAGAATGATAAAGTAAGGTTGAGTGTTGATGACAAAAAAGAAAATAGTGAGGACAAAAAGAGAGTCTCAAGCAAAGACTAATACTATAGGAAACACTAAGAAAAGACCTCTAACTTTAGAGCACATCAGAGATGTTGCCGTAAAGACACAAGAGGATAAATTTAAGAATAGCCATTTTAATACTGAAGAGGCTATGAAAAAAAGTGAAGCTAATCTCACAGGCCCGAACTCAGTTGAGGGAAAGATGAAATCCCTTGCAAATTTAAGAGTGCAAGCTCCAGAAGAAGATAGCTTTGATGAAACAGGAGAGCATAATCTTAGAACACTTGAAGTATTTAATAGATTAACAGACCTAGAAAAAGAGTACTATGTGACTAGGATGGCAGATTTTAAAAGAGATTTTGAGTTTAACAATTCTTCGGACTGGGGATTACTCAACAGAATAATAACTGAGGAGATAGTTCAAGGAAGACTATATGGTTATCAATTAGATAGTCCTGAGAAGAATTTTTCTGAGCAAATAAGTCAATGTGCTAGAAGGCACAAAGAAGCATTGGAATCTTTGGGAGCTTCAAGAAAAGAAAGACTAAAAACAAAGACAGTAGATACTACAGTCAACATAGCTGATTTAGTTAAAGATTTTGATAATGAGCGCAGGAAAGAAAAGATATTTTTTGAAAAAGAAGAGTTTATTAAAGAAGAAGAAGCACTTTCTAAAAGGAATTTATTAAGTATAGAGGAAGAAGATATTAACACAGGCATAGACGCACAGGCGGCTATGAAAGAAGTTAAGTACGAGTAGATTTTATGGTAGTTAAAGATAAAAAACAAGATGCCTTACTAAAAGAATATATTGAATTTCTCAGAGAGCACCCTGTTGAGGCTGCGTACAAGTTGTTGGGAGTCAAACTTGTCCCACACCAGAGAATAATGGTCAAAGAAGCTTGGGACACAAAATTTGTTTGTTGGATACTTGGACGAGGTATGGGGAAAACTTATATGTTGGCCGTTATGGGCATTTTGAGAGCCATGTTGTTTCCAGAGGAAAAGGTCGTGATAGTTGGGCCTAGTTTCCGCCAAAGTCAGCTTATATTCGCTGAGATGGAAAAGATTCTGAGGCACAGTGCATTCTTCCAACAAAGTTTATCAAAACCACCTTTGCATCATGCAAATGGATTTAGTATGTATTTTAATAATGATTCTTGGGTGAAAGCTATACCATTAGGTGCAGACGGTAGTACACTTAGAGGACTTCGTGCCACTTTAATCCTAGTGGATGAAACGGCGAAAGTTTCTGATACAATCATCAATAGTGTTATATTGCCTTTCGCGGCCACAGTGAGAAACCCAACAGCAAAATATTTCGGTGATTTAGAAGACGACATGGAAAATTCTGTAATATTCGCTTCTTCTGCTTATTACCAATTTAATCATCTTTATGCCAAGTTCCTTTCTTGGAGAGAATTAGTATTAGAAGGAGACCCCGATTATAGTCTTCAAAGGTACAACTATTTAGATGCCCCGGAAGGATTCGCGGACATGAAGATGGTGGAGTACTATAGAAAGAACTTCACTGAAGAACAGTTTGATATGGAGATTCTTGCAAAGTTTCCAACAGATTCAAAAGGATTTTACCCCTCATCATTACTTCATAGTTGTACAGAAAAAGGTATAGTCCCTGTATTGACCCCGAGAGAAGGGTGTCTGTATGTTCTGGGAGTTGACCCAGCTAGACAAGATGATAGGTTTGCTATGACAGTTGTTGAGGTTGGGCCACATGAAATGCAAGTAGCTAATTGTTGTGCTTATGAAAATATCTCATTCCCAGAAATGGTTAATAGAATAGATGAGTTAGATAATATATACGATTTCACCAATATAAATTTAGACGCTGGTGGAGGAGGATTGGCAATCAGAGACCTTTTAAGGACGGAACGGTTGTCAAGAGGACAGGATGGGAAGTTAAGAAAGAAAATGCCCTATTTAGTAGTCGATGATAAAGACACAGAGGGATGGAATGGAAGAAGACATATACATTTAGTAGCATTTGGTTCTCCTAGTGTGAATGAAATGAACTTTTCATTGAAGAAGAACTTCGAGGATAAGCTACTAAAATTCCCATCACAACCAACTTTAAAGCCTAAAGAATACAATGAAGCAGCTGAAGTCGCTCTAACAGAGATAAGTGCGCTGCGTAATGAGTTGGAGACTATACAGACAGACCCAACACAACACGGGTACTTGAAGTTTTATGCTCCTGGCACATTAAAAAAAGATAGGTATTCCTCATTGTTGTTAGCTAATTTTGGAGCTAATGTAATAGTGGGGGAAAGATTGGAAAGTGAATATGCGAAAGTATCAGAGTTACCGTCTGGATTTTGGCTACCAGAGAGCCGAGGAATATAAAATATGCCAGAGGTAAGTAGAAAATATGTCAGGGTAGATGTAAAAAAGCCCAAAACAGGAAAATTAAAAACAATTGTTATTGATAAAAAGAAAGGCATAAAAGCCTCAGTGGAAGTCATAATAATAAAGTTGTTGTGATTACCCATTTATTTTCTTTACAAAAAAATTGGAGCACTGAAGATTCTGTTGAATGGTCTACTAGAAACCCTTGCGTATCAGATTTAGACTACAAGGCACAGTTGAGAGTATATCAACAAGTGTACATGCCGAGGGAGGACAGGTAATATTGTCTGAAGAAAACGAACAACAAGAAGAACAGCAAGATTTAGGTATCGAAGTTGAAGCAACACCACAAAAGCTGCCTTTAGCTCTAGGTAGTATTAACCTATTTCCTTCAGACTTAGGGGAAAGGTTTGGACTAGACAAAAGGAGCCAAACGATAAGGATACCTAAAGACTTTAAGAGTAGAGTTAAATTGTCTAGAGATATATATTTTAATGAAGCAGTAGTAGGCACAGTTATTGATTTGATGATTGATTTTTCCACTACTGGCATGGAAAACATTAGTGATGATAAAGAAGCAAAAGAGTTTTTTGATAAGCTATGTAAATACTCAGACATGGATAATTTACACAGATGGCTTTTTTGGGAGTATCTTATCACTGGTGACGTTTTTGT